CCTTGCCATAGTTATTTGAATTTTATTTTTAATTTTCCGTTATTCCACCACATTTTTAGACCCTTTTTATATGGTGTATAATTCTTATCAGTTGTTGTTTCAAATTGGAATCCTCGCGATGGTCTACATTCAGTTTTCAACTTTAATATTGACAATGAAATGCACACCATCACACTAAAGATTGATACGAATACTAATTCTTTTATTGTCCCCATATTTCTTTCATTTGTTGGTCAATTAATTGTTTTTGCATATTGCCTAAAATTCTTGTTTGTTTCATGAACGGTCGAGCAGGCATACCATTAAGCCCTTCGTTGTGTCTCGCCGCATAATCAAGATCTTTAACTTGCAAATGTATAGACTGCCAAGTATTCGAAATAATTGAACGTGATACTTTTCTTCGCAATTCGCCTGTCATTACTAAAATTGGTTTCGTACGTCTTGATAACCCTTTCTTCTTTGGATATTTATAAGCACCTTCACCTTGAATTCTACGTTTTACTTCCTTCCATTTAAATTCATCCAAGCCTCCTTTATCAAACGCTTCCGTGAAGTGACGCTCAGCCTGATTTGCGAGTTTAACAGGCAGTACTCGTTTAGTTATTGTTAAACGCTGACGAACCTCCTTTAAATTAAACGGATTATCCATTATGCAAGTATTTTTTGTTTTAAAATTACTTCCATCGTTTTAGTCATTAAAAACGAACCTTTTTTTATCTTGTAATAAAATTGACTCTTTCCGATTTTCATTGAGAATTGCATCTCATTGAATTCGTTTAAATCAGGTTCAAATTCGGGTTTCAATTTAACTATTCCAGCTTTCCACATATCCCAATAACGAGGTGAAAGTTCAATTTTATCAATTGGTCTTTCATGTTTGGTATAATGCGCAACGGCTGATCCAACCATATCTAAAGCTAAATTTCTACTCATTTGGTGTTGTTGTTTTAATTGGTACTTGAATATTAGGCAAAGGTAAACCAAAATTTTGTTTTGCGAATGCCCTATATTCTTTAGCAACCTCATAATATGGGTGTTCCTTTGGAAAGATTAACCCCGTCTTTCCTGAGTTATTAATAAACAAGGGTTGCATTTGGTCTTCAACTTGCTTTGCTTTTGCTTCGTTGCCTTGCGTAACCTTGTCACTTACTTGAATTAAAGTGCATCGGCAATTAAAGTGATTTAAAGGCGCAATAGAGTTCCAAATCGGGTCATCAACAGATGCAATTACCCCATTCAATGGACGGCAAATTATAGACGTATTAGGGTCAATAACGGCACTATATTTTAAATTAGGGATAACATCTTTTGTAGATTCAATATATGACCATTTTGCTGCCATATCAGCCTGTCCAATTGCCGTTGTGTATTCTGTTTTACCCCAATCATCATTCCATTTATCGTATAATGAACGTGCAATACTATTGAATTCACGACTACTTCGTCTATTACCATCTTCGTCCACCAATAGTGATGATATAGCTTGTGTTTGTTGAAAACTTTTAGCTGCACCAAAAGTATATACATTAGTCAATAATTCTTCAAGCAAAGCGGCATCCCTTTCGGTATAACCTTGAGGTTTTTCACCGAATCCTTTCATAACGGCACTTTTAAGATAGTCAGTCACTGCCTTGTAATAACCAACAGGTAAATCACGAGGAGTAATAGTGCCATCTTCAATGCCACTAATCATTGCTTCTATTTGTTTATCCGTATATTTCAACTAACTTATTGGTAATGTTTTTTGCTACACCTATTGGTTGAGTAGGTGCTTGAATTTCCGCTAATGGTATGCCAGTCTTTTCGGTGAAGTAATTTCCATCCATTTGTAATCCACTTTGCTTGATTTTGATTGCGAGGTCGGCGACACTATGTGCGTTTTCAACTTCTTCATTATCGTTTTGCATACAAGCCACAGTCCCTTCGGGAATGTTGAACCCTAAGGCTCTCATTCTATTGAATAATTCTTTGTTGACCAAAGGCAAAATGAATACCGCATCTTTAGTAGCCTTGTCTTCCAAAGCCTGTTGTGCAGGTGATTCTTCACCACTATTGCCCAACTTCCCTGGAATTGACTTCATGGCATCAGCGTGACCAAGTATCAATTGAGATACCTTGTCCTCCAAACGCTTTTCAAAATTATCGTAACCTTGATAACCACTACTACCTAATGAGGATTCAAGAAACTCAATTGATTCACCAAACTCATCCAATATAGCATATCCCGAACTTCCTACATCACGAACAGAATTCTCAAATGCCGCACGTTCAGTTTCGTCTGTTTTATTTGTTTTACCAATGCGGAATGGTTGCGCAAACAACTCAATAAAATCTCCGTTAAATCCTAATAAATTGCGAAGAAATATCTCGTAAGGTGATAGTTCGTAAAATAATCCATAACCGCAAGGAGAGATACCTGTATCGTTTGGGGTTGACACATAAACCAACCAATCTTTATAGCTTTCATCATCCACGAAATTGATGCCATACATCATGTAGGGAAACGAAGTCAATTCATATCTATCGGGACTTACATTCCACCTTTTTATAACTTCTATTTTTGGAAACTCATTATCAACTATATCGTTTAAGTTAATTAACGTATAACCGAAGAATATAGCATCAAGGCAATATGAAAGGTAACTTTGAAACCACGTTTTGAGTTGTGTTTTGCCATTTATAGTTGTACAAAACATATCTGTCACCTTTTGGTCTATATCGCCATTGGCATTCTTGAATTCCCATTTACGAAGTAGTGTCAAGTCCTTTCTTCGTTCAACACAAGCCTTGATATGTGCATTTTCTTTTGTGTTCAAATACATTTGCTGCATCTTAACACGAAACGGAAAATAAGACATCTCTGCTTCAAGTATTGCCTTTCTACGAGTCTCCGCATCTTGTCTAATGCGTTGCAATTGCAACTTCACCAAACGAGTTGAAGGTGCTTCCTTTATTTTTGTAGGCGCAACGGCATTTTTAATTCGTGATAGTAAACTCATTAGAAATTATTGTTTTGTTTAGGAAGAACCGAACCATATCTATTCCGCATTCCTTGTGTTGGTTGTATTTTTGGTAAATTGGCGGTTATATCGTCACCCTTTGCGCATTGCTTTAGCCAAGCAATAGCATCATCATACCGCTTAACTCTTAAGTCGGGAATGTTACGAGGTGCAATGCGTGAATGCAAGTGATAAAGTGCAACATCGGTCATGTAAGTAACCATCTGTTGATTGCGGTTGTCACCTTTTACGAACGCATTACCATCAAACAATAGGTCTACAGATGGAATCAATATTGCATTACCAATACCCCAATAATATGCATTTGCATCGGGGTTATTACCGCTATTTGCAATAACGCAAGTATAAGTCTTGCCATTGAACCAAACATGGTCACCTACGGCATATGACTTATAATAATCAAACACATCAGCCGATGGATCTACATAGTATAATGTGTATTGCGAACCAAGATATAGCCAATCGGTAATGTCCCATATTCCAGGAGACACATTTGTAAGTGCGGCATATACATTTCCATTGTACAATACGAGTTCATTAGGAATATAACTTGCAGTTACATTAAATGCAGGTGCATCTAAGTATAATCTTTCATATCCTAAGTAAAATACAGCGCTGTTGTATATTTGAAAAGGTACGAATTCCTTTGACGTATCATACTTTTGAACCAAATAACTTTTAAGTTCACTTTCCGCCATTGATTCAATGGATGTAAGTAACGAATAATCCGAACCAAGAATTTGATTCAAATTATCTGTTTGAATTATTTTCTTATAATCGGTAATAACAAGGTAACCCATTGATTGAACTTTGGTGCGAATATACAAAAAGTAACGCACTTAAAAAGATTATAACTATGTTACATCATTAAAAAATGTGTTTACTATAAGTTTTACCAACTTTTATAACTTGCCCAATATCGCCACGTTGATACTTACTAAAGGATTCTCCAAAGGCATAACACAACAAGTAATCGGTCAAGTCGGTGAAGTGTCCAGTCTTTTGGTATCTTACTTTCGTTTGCCCATCGGTTTCCATTTCTTTGTTCTTAGTACCATCGGCAGCCTCTTTAGTCAATACAAAGTCATTGATTGCTCTTTTGCAAGAATCATCAATCTTAAAGGTAATACCATCATATTCGCTATCAAGGACTTGGTTAAAGAAGTTTCCACGCATTGCCACAGATGGATTTGACTTTGCAACTCTAAGTTGAGGACGATATTCTTTAAGTTCATCCATTATTAAGCGAAAGAAGTTATGTCCTTTCTCCAACTTTACATCCGCTTTTTGTGAGGTTGCATCACCATAAATAAACAATCCTGATGTATGACCTTGATATTTACGTTTAAACTCTTGACACACCGCTTTAATAGTGTTGTTTGGATTCACTCCTGCTATCTCTGCTATCTGTTTAATGTTCTTGCGTTCAATTTGGAAGATACCAACAGGCAAATACGGATTCACATTCTCATCAAAACTAATGTGCAAAGGTAAGGATGGATCGTAACTACAAGCACCAACGTGCTTCTCTAATTCAAAGCATTTATAGAACTCACCACCCACTTTGAGTTGAATATCCCAATTACCTTCCACGAATACCTCGTATTGATACTTAGGCATTGATTTAAGGCTTTCTAAGTAGTCTTGCGGTATGTATGGGTTATCGGTAATCTTTGAAGGAATATAGAGCCAATTATCAGGCATATCGTTTGCCTTCCACCGATTGTACACTTTATCTTTCACCCAATTATTTGCAGGATTGCAAGTGCCAAGTATCAATGGAGGCGGTTGTTTTGGTATAATATGACTTCCAGCACGTTCAATACACTTATTGAATGTCAACTCTTGCATCTCATTCATCTCCTCAAGAAGGAATCCATTACATTCTAATCCTTTGAATCTGTTTAGTTCTTTGTCATCGGCATAATTTTCACCAAAGAATAATAATTGACTTCCATTAGTAAAAGTAACCGTTTGCGTATCTTGATTGTAATTCTTGATAAACGATGTTGGACATATCTTGCCGAATGATGGTATCGTTGTTCGTTTAAGCGTTTGCAAGGTATCACGCACTACTACCCACTTACTATTTGGATACATCTTTGCAAGTAATAGTAATGCCCCTAATCCTGCGAATGTCTTACCTCCACGAATAGCACCCCCATACAAAATAAAGTTGTATTTCTTACTGAAAATAGAAGATAAAAACTCAATTTGTTTAGGAAAGGGATTAAATAAGACTTCGGTAGGCATTATAATGTAATCTCTTGGTCACCTATCATAAACACTTGCACATCAACAGGCTTATCACCTCCTTCCAATGTGGTTCTATTTAATTTAGGTTTAAAGTATTCAAGTACTTGAAGGAATCTATCGCTAAATTCTTTATCGTTACTATTTGCAAGAATAGTGTTGAATCTATCGGTATGAATAGTAACAATGGATTCACCAAGTGCTTCCCATTGTAGAGTTCTTTCGTTTTTTACTCCTGCTGTTCTTCCTCCTGACTTTGGTTGACCTTTTACAAATGGCATATATATAAATTATTGTATTTTGTTCTATAATAGTATTTTTACTAAGTAATGCAAAGTTACAACACAAATATCAATATATTAAGATTATAGATACACTACAAGAAATGTAATGTAATAAACAACTGCGCTTTTTCTCCGTTAGCAGGAAAGTGTTAAAACCACTAACATCATCGAATTACTACACCATCAAGACGCTGACACACTTAGTCTTCGCTTGGTTGTGTTGATGTGTAGGCGCATTTGTTTATTTCTACTCAACTCGCATTATTGACTTTAACTGTTCCATAATCTCATCAGCCTTATCTCCCCAAAACATCTCACATTTACCATCCTTAATTGGCGATTCCGTGAAGTAAGATTGGTACATTGGAAAGTCAGGTTTATATGTATACCGCTTACATTGTTTTTTCATTGGGCAGTTGTTGCCGTTGCAGAGAGTTATGTCCATTAGCCGTATGTTTCATTAAAATATTGTTCTGCCGTCATATTATCATCACTTGTAACACCTGATGCCCAAGCATTCATTATCCTCTCCTTAAACATTTGTGTCGCTATATTCTTTGAGTAAAAATAATCGTGTTCGTGAATCTTGATGGTAACCATATTTGATTCATCAATTTGAATGTCAGATTCTAATGTTTTTATTAGCCATTTAATTGGTGTTTTCTTGGATTCATCCAATGGACTACAATCACAATAGCTTGTATGACCACAATAACACTTAATCTGCTTAGGCTCTAACGCACCCTTCAAACTCATATAGTTTTTGGCTCTTTGTTTAGCTTCATCGTTCTTCATAATGTGTTATATATTTTACTTGTTTACGTTTACGTTGTGTCCTTTACTACTCATATACTCCTTAATCTTTCGCTTGGCATATTCATCAAAGTCTTGCATCTTACTTGCTGGTATTGTATAACTTTTGCTCTTAGTTGATGGCTCGTTATACATTGGCTTTCGACCTGCGTTCCGTTCGTTGTGTTTAGGTTTACTCATAGTGTGTGTGTTCTATTGTGCAAATATATGCAACTTAATTAATTATTTATACTTATTTAATAGGTTATCATAGAACTTAAAGAACTCTTCCATCGAATGAACAATTACATACACACCCTTTGATGTTATAATGCTTTCTTGATACTTCTTCTGTGCTTTCGATTGTTTGTCCTTCATCTTGATTTCAATCTTAACCGAAAGACCAACCTCGTGTTCACCTATCATAACTGCGATAGTTGAATGGATATCAGCCGTTCCTTTTGTTCCTTGACCAGGAGTAAAGGTAACACCTTGTGTACGATTGCATATCTGTTCACCTGTTAAGCCATCTATAACCTTGTTAACTCTTGCCTGACCTTGATTACTTACCCTTTCTACTTGATGTCCTTCGTACTTTAGGTAATCTCGTACACAAGCCGTTAGTCCATTAGCCGTAGTATCGGTTCTGTCGTAATGGTCAAAGCTATCTTGTTGAGGTGTAATGCTTGGATACTTGGCTCTTGAGTATCGTTGTTTGGCTTGGATGATTCGTTGTTTTTCTTGTCGTGTCATTGGTGTTCAAGTGTTAGTCCAAGTATAAATATAAGTTTTATAAGGTTTTCGTTTCGTTGAGACATTGCGTTAAGTGTTGTTGGTATCGTGTATTCACCATTTCCGCTTCGAGGCGGTTCATCTTGTCGGTCTTGAGTGAGATTAAATCCTTCCGTTGTGACGAGGTCAAATGTTCTCGTGTGACGCAGGATAATCGGTTTGCTTGTTGACATAATTCTTGAATTTTAGAACTCGATGTCTTGTATGATTGGGTCGGCTGTAAATTCATTGTTATTTGTTTTGATTTCAAAGTATCGACCAATGTGGTCTTTATCAAATACTATCTTCTTGTTATAAAACATTGCATACTGGTCAACCCACATCTTTAACTTCTTTTGACTTAACCACTTCTTTAAATCAACATATTCTTCAATAATATCTTCAAAGAACTTTTTAGAATATATCCTTGTGTTTGATGGCATATTTTCAGCATCCAAAGTGTATTCATAAAACTCGTTTGATGTCTTGCTTATGAACTTCCTAACTTCTAAATTCTTAAACTCTGATACAATCAATCCATTCTCAAAATAGAATTGAACGCATCCTATCATAAAGTTATCGAACTTTGACCATTCTTCCTCCGACCATTCATCAAATAATAAGTGTTTAAATTCCTGCAATGGTGTATGATTCGCATTGAAGTGACTACTAAATTCAACCTCAAATTTTCGCCTATCGAAAGAACCACCCGCACCACCGATTGTATAGTTGGTATTGATAAGAATCTTTGGTGACTTGTTTACAGGCAACTTAATTGCCAATTGACCTTTACGTTCTATCGTGATTCCTTCCGTAATAAGACTAAATAAACTTTCAAAGTCAAAGTGTTTCTTGACATCATCGAATACCAATACTTGAGTATCGGTTGAAATTGTTTGATATTTGAATTGGTCGTTAAAACTAAATATCTTACCATCAAGGCTATTTAACTTCTTCATCTTGCTGATGGCATTACTAAACAATCCCTTTCCGCTACCGCCATTCGGTGTGTCGCTGATAGTCTCATCATTCAGTATTATAGCCTTATTATTTGCGCTTGTTTTGAATGAGTGAAGCAAGTACCCAATAACCGACTTGATGCTCTTAAATCGTTCCGTATCACTTCCTGCGACTAAGTGTATAAATCTTTCATAAACACATCCACTACTATCGGCTTTCTTGTATTCACGTTGTATGATTTGAT